CCCCAACGAATACCGTTATAGTCGTTTACAGGCATAACTGACAAATGATGAGTATGTCCAGTAATCATATTAACGCCAGAATTAAGAGCATTTGCACGACCAGCGCCAAAACCACCTTTCCAACGGTGTTTAATGCAAGTGTCCTCATTTACCCAAAATGACCAACATGGTAGCCAGGCAGGGAAATATTCTTTAAGGGTAGTACCTCTCATACCTTCAAAAGCTGGTAAATTTTCAACAATTTTTCCTTCTAGCCTAGCGTCATGGTTTCCCAATGGAAAAAACAATTTAGCACCTTTAGCAACCGCTTCAATTTCACCTAAGTAATATTGACAAGCTTCTAATTCTTCTTTGACTGTGGGAAGTTTATTCCAATCCATGCGTGGAAAACGGCTAATAGAAGCACCGTCTAAAGCGTCACCGTTACAAACTATGGCTGTAGGTTTAAACTCTTTAATCATTTCTAAAAGAGCTTTAAATGCGGTAGTGGTATGGTCGGGCCAAAAGTGAGCGTCAGAAAACACCATAACACGCCCTTTTTCTATGTCCATTCCTCTACGGGTATTCCCTACGGTTTGCTCAGTTTTTCTATATTCATTAAACCGCTTGTCATCAATAGTGGGCAATTCAATGCTTAATCTTTGCTCGATTGAACGCCTACGGTTGTATACTGACCTTTCGGACATTGCGTGGATTTTGGCAAAAGTTAATGGAGAACCAATGCGCTTCCATTCTTTAATGAATTCTTCATCTGTTAAATGATAAGCGCCCATTGGCGACCCCTTATACTTGTTAAGTTACTGAATACTAACCTAAAATATGGCATACGCATTTAATAAAGTTGATAAAAATCAAAAAGATGTGGTTAAAGCGCTACGAGATTATGGGGCTGATGTCTACTTATTGCACATGGTTAAAGGCGGTATACCAGACCTAATGGTGCTATATGAACAAACTACTATTCTAATGGAAGTTAAAGACGGAATTGAGAAAAAGCTGACACCTCAACAAATAACACTTTTTGCTAATTGGAAAGGCGGACACTTATATAGGGTAAATTCTGTGCAAGAAGCTATAGAAGTGCTAAAATTTGTGGAAGAAAATAAGGACTCCTATGAATGAAAATATGGCAATGTTTGCTGCTACGATGCTGCATAGCGCTACTAATACCCATTTCTTTCATTGGAGCACTGATAGTTTTTCTAAGCACATGGCTTTGGGAACATATTACGATGAGATTGTCGGTCTTGTCGATGATTTGGTCGAAGCTTATATGGGTTGTTACGAGAAAATAACCGTATTCCCAAGCGTATACCACCAGCCTAAAGAACCACTTAAGTATTTGAATTCATTAAAGAATTTTGTGGATGATGCTCGCAAAGATTTGCCGCAAGAAACTCAAATACAGAATATTATTGATGAAATAGCTCAATTAATAGACTCAACCCTTTACAAGCTACGCTTTTTAAAATAGGAGGCATTATGCCAATACTATCAAAACCTTATGATGCCCTTATGCAAAGCGCAGACCAAATTTTAGCTAATCCAAATGCGGTTACTCCAATTGAAACACCTCAAGCTAAGTTACCTATTGCCACAGGAAATCCAACAGGAACATACCCATACGAAGACCCTTATAACCATCCTACTCAAAAAAATCCTCTTGGAACTTACCCTGGATTGGAAACTCCATACAATCCCTTTACTCAAGCAAATCCTTTAGGATTAAACCCTAATTATCAAATGCCACAAGCTTTTACAGACCCATCACAAAATTTTAACCCTGCTGATTTTGGCGTTTCACCTTATTCATACCCTTCTGCGTTTCAATCAACACCAACTTGGCCTTCAAATTTAGGCCCAAATGACCTGCCATTAGGTGCTCCTTCAGGCGGAGGCACAATTTCTCCAATGCCAGGAGGAATTAGTTGGCCTTCAAATTTAGGCCCAAATGATTTACCTGTAGGGTTGCCTTATGCGCCCAATAGAGGCCCATCATTAACTCCAATGGCTGCAAATGTGCCTACTCCAGATGTGGTTTCAAACCCATTTACTAATTTGCCTCCAGTTACAAGACCTTCTTATGGTGGTAATTTGTTTGGAAACTCAGGATATGCTCAAAATAGCGCTCAAGGTTATAACAACCCTTATGGACAAGCTAATCCAGGCGTTTATGTGAATAACTTTTCGCAACAACCACAACAAAGCCAATCAGTTAATCCTTATCAAATTTACAAACAAACTTTAGTTTAGGAATTACCATGCCATTAGATAAGTCAGGGTCAGCCCAAAGCGTAGGTAAAAACATTAAGACTGAAGTTAAAGCTGGTCGCCCAAAGAAACAAGCAGTAGCTATTGCACTTAGTGAGGAACGCAGCCACGCAAAAGGCAAGCGTAAAGCTATGTTAGAAGAACAGTATGCTAAATATGTAGCGGAGAACGCATAATGGAACACATGAACCGCAAATACAAAAAAGAAGATGCTATGTTGCGCCCCCACAAAGAGTCAACGCTAGAAAAGCAACAGAAGAAGCGTCAAGACCACAACCCCCCATTAGAGTTAGCTACAGGTGGTAAAGGCGAAATGCTTAATGCTAAAGAGAACGCTAGAATGAAGCGTAAAGAAGCATTGTCTAAGGCTATGAACAAATACCACGACCCTGATATTGTTGGTTAAATTGTAGTAGAATTAAACCCTTATAAATCAATTACTTGAGATTATATGGATAAAAAAGTAGCGAAAAATAGCGAACACCCCAATCTAAATGTGGGTCGTAAGCCAGGAGTGCCTAATAAAAGCACTACGATGGCTCGTGAGGCTATTGCTAAGTTTGTTGATGGCAATACACACAAAATGCAAGAATGGCTACAAAGCGTGGCTGAAGGCATACAAAACGAAGAAGGTAAATACATTGTTGCGCCAAACCCTGAAAAGGCTTTTGGTATGCTTCAAACCGTCATGGAATACCATGTACCTAAACTTGCTAGAACTGAAGTAGTAGGTGACGACAAAGCCCCTGTACGCATGGTGGTGTCTTGGAAGAAATAATTGAAGTCGAATTAGACTACAAACCAAGAGAAGTATTTTTAGAATTCCACGAAAGAAAACAGCGTTGGGCCGTTATAGTGGCTCACCGAAGGTGCGGAAAGTCCACTTCTTGCATAAATGAGCTTATTCATAAGGCACTAATAGAAGGCAAAGAAGATGGGCGTTATGCCTATGTTGCACCTTATTACAGCCAAGCTAAGAATATTGCTTGGGACTACCTATTAAGATTTAGTAAGCCTGTAATGGCTAAAGCTAACCAATCAGAACTATGGGTGGAATTAATAAATGGCGCAAGGATTAGGTTGTTTGGTGCTGATAACGCTGACAGTTTGCGTGGTTTGTACCTTGATGGCATAGTATTAGACGAATATGCCGATATGCGCCCTAGAATATGGGGTGAGATTATTCGCCCATTGTTAGCAGACAGGCTAGGTTGGGCAGTATTCATTGGCACGCCTAAAGGCCATAACGCTTTTTGGGACATTTATAACAACGCTACCAAAGATGATGATTGGTACGCTAAAACTCTAAGAGCAAGTCAAACTGGGCTATTGCCTAAGTCTGAGTTAGATGACGCTGCTAAGTCTATGACTCAAGACCAATACCTACAAGAGTTTGAATGTGACTTTGAGTCAGCTATTCTTGGGGCTTTTTACGGTAAAGAAATGCGTCAGCTTACTGACCAAGGCAGAGTAAGAGAAGTTGAGTATGACCCTATGTTTCCTGTGCATACAGCATGGGACTTGGGTTACTCCGATGACACCGCTATATGGTGGTTTCAAGTGGTGCATGGCGAAATTAGAATGCTTGACTACCATTCGTCTAATGGTCAACCAGTAGCTTTCTATGCTGGCATTATTCAAAGCAGAGAGAAGGAAAGAGGCTATGTTTATGGTACTCATTACTTACCTCATGATGCTAGAGCAAAGACACTTGCGTCAAATAAAAGCATAATTGAACAACTTTCAGACAAAATTCCGTTAAAATATCTTAAAATTGTGCCAAGTTTGTCACTTCAAGATGGAATTCAAGCAACAAGACTAGCGTTGACTAGAGCTTGGTTTGACCATAAGTGCGAAGATGGCATTGAATGTTTACGGCAATACCAGCGTGAGTACGATGAGGATAAGAAAGTGTTTAGGGATAAACCTAGGCACGATTGGACTTCTCACGGTGCTGACGCATTTAGAATGTTAAGTATTGCTTGGAAAGAAGAAGCGAAGTTGCCCCATAAAGATGACACTATTAGGGGTTTAAGTGTAGGACAAACAGATGTTTCGTTGAATGACTTGTGGAAAAGTAACCCCAAGCCAACAACAGGGAGAATTTGATGGCGAATGACAAAGGTACTGTAGACCACTCATACGAGGATTGGTATAACACTATTATGGGCTATGAACGCTCATATAAGCGTTGGGAAGCTAGAGTAGACCGCATTGTTAAGAAGTACAAAGACGATAGCCGTTACGATAGAAACCCTAATGCCAGGTTTAATATCCTTTGGTCAAATGTCCAAACCATTCAACCAGCTATATTTGCTAGACTGCCTCGCCCTGATGTAAGCCGTAGGTTTAGAGATAACGACCCTATTGGGCGTGTTGCTTCTATGATGCTTGAGCGAGCCTTAGAGTTTGAGATTGAGCATTATGGTGACTATAAAGCCGCCATGAATAACAGCGTTTTAGACCGCTTACTTGGTGGGCGTGGTGTTAGTTGGGTGCGTTACGAACCACATATTGTTGGTGAAATGTCTGGTGAAGCTGAAGGCGCACCTGATGATGGTTACCAAGTTACTGAAGATACTGACGAAGCTGAAACTGAAGGCGGTATGGCTAATGAAAGCCAAGAGCGTATTGAATATGAATGCTGCCCTGTAGATTATGTCCATTGGCGTGACTTTGGACATACAACTGCAAGGACTTGGGAAGAAGTAACAGCCGTATGGCGCAGGGTTTACATGACTCGCCCAGCTTTAGTTGAAAGATTTGGCGAAGATTTAGGTTATAAAATACCATTAGACACAAAACCTGATGATTTAAAACAGTCTTACAAATCTAACGATGGTGTTTATGAGGCGGTAGTTTATGAAATATGGGACAAAGAAACAGGAAAAGTATTGTGGATTTCTAAGTCATTAGGCAAGATATTAGATGAGCGTGATGACCCATTAGGCCTTGAGAACTTCTGGCCTTGTCCAAAGCCTTTATATTCAACCATTACTACAGACTCGCTTGAGCCTATTCCTGACTTTGTTATTTACCAAGACCAGGCAAGAGAATTAGACGCTTTATGCGACAGAATTGACGGCTTAATTAACGCCCTTAAAGTGCGTGGTGTATATGATGCCTCGGCCTCTGAACTACAACGCTTATTTTCTGAAGGCGAAAACAACACTTTAATTCCAGTACATAACTGGATGGCTTTTGCTGAAAAGCAAGGTATGAAAGGTGCTATTGACCTTGTAGACATCACCCCATTTGCCCAAGCGTTACAACAATGCTATGCCGCAATGGAACAAGTTAAGGGTCAAATATACGAATTAATGGGTATTGCCGATATTCAGCGTGGTCAAACAGACCCTAATGAAACATTGGGCGCACAAATCATTAAGTCAAACAACGCAGCAGGTAGACTCAAAACAATGCAACACGCTGTGGTTGACTTTGCTACCTCGCTGCTTTGTATTAAAGCGCAGATTATCTGCAACCACTTTACTGATGACACATTGGTAAAGATTTCTGGCGCAATGCAACTGTCAGATAGCGACAAACAGCATATTCCTGCCGCTATTGCCCTATTGCGTGATGAAGCAAGCAAGAATTTTCGCATAGAAGTTACCTCTGACTCCATGATTTACCAAGACGAACAGCAAGAAAAGGCTGATAGAACCGCTTTCTTAGCTGCCGTTGGTCAATTTACACAGATGGCTATGCCAGCAGCGCAACAAGCACCTGAATTAGTGCCTATGCTGATGGAAATGCTGAAGTTTGGTGTTACAGCGTTTAAAGCTGGTAAGCAATTAGAAGGAATTATTGACGAAACTGCTGATAAATTCCGTGAACAAGCTAAACAAGCTGAAGGTCAGCCTAAACCACCTCCAATTGAAATGCAGAAAATTCAAATGCAACAACAAGCCGATATGCAGAAAATGCAAATGACTAATCAGCTTGAGCAACAGAAGATGGCTGCTCAAATGGAGTTAGAAAAGGCTAAACAAGAGTACCAAGCGCAAGAAAACCAACTGAAATTCCAATTGGAAGCCCAACGCAACCAAGCTGACCTTGAAATGCAAGCTAAAGTAGCGCAAATGAAGATGATGACTGAACGCAACACTCAAGTATTATTAGCTCACATTAATAATGGTGCAAAAATTGAAACTGCTCGTATTTCTGCTGGTACTGATGATGGTGCAGAGGCGTATTACATGGAAGAAGATATGGCTCATGCCATGGAACACCCAATGCAACCTATTGCTAATGCTATTGGTCAAGGAAACGAGCAAATGGCGCAAGCTATTACTGCCCTTGTTGATACAATCAACGCACAACACAATAGGCCAAAAACTGTAGTTAGAGGTCAAGACGGTAAAATTATAGGTGTCCAATAATGGCTATAACAGTCAAGCATAGTAAGGTTTCAACAATACCTGACGCAGATGACACAAGTTTAGTCAGACCGTCAGATTGGAATGCAGACCATAGTTTAGTTGGTACAGTACCTGTTGATAATGGTGGTACTGGTGCTTCTACACTTACAGGTTATGTAAAAGGTAATGGCACTTCTGCCATGACTGCCGCAACAACTATTCCTAGTACCGATGTAACTGGTTTAGGCACAATGTCCACACAAAACAGTAATAACATAAATGTTACTGGTGGCTCAATGTCTGGCGTCACTATTAGTGACTACATTGCGACTACACAAAAAGGTATAGCCAATGGTGTTGCAAGCCTTGACGGTAGCGGAACAGTCCCAGTTAGTCAATTACCAGCAGCCGTATTAGGCGCACTAAGTTACCAAGGAACATGGAATGCAAGCACTAATACTCCTACTCTTACTTCCTCTGTTGGTACTAAGGGTTATTATTATGTGGTTAATGTGGCTGGTAGCACTAACCTTAACGGCATTACAGATTGGTTGGTTGGCGATTGGGCAGTATATAACGGCTCGGCATGGCAAAAAGTAGACAATACTGACGCTGTTACTAGCGTTAACGGCTATACAGGCACGGTAGTATTAACTGCTGCTGATGTAGGCGCAGTACCTTATACAGGCGCTACTGCTGCCGTAGACTTAAATAATAAATCTTTAGTTAATGTAAGTCATTTAGGTGTTAATACCACCACAGTCCCAGACATTCTTATTAGAGCAATAGGCGACAATAATACAAGTTCTCGTATTGCAATGCGTGGTTATTCAAGTGACGCTAATAGCTCGTCTATGCGTGTTACCAAATTTAGAGGTACTACTTCTGCACCGCAAGCACCACAAAGCGGTGACAGTTTAGGTAAGTTTGAATTAGCTGGTTATGGTACGACTTCTTCAGGTGGTTATGCCCAAGCTTCATTAGAAGGTGTGGCTACTGAGGCATGGGGAGCAACCGCTAGGGGAGCAAAGGCTTTAATTAAAGTTACTCCTAATACAACAACTACCCAAGTAACAGCTTTAACAATTGACCAAAATTCAGCAGCTACTTTTGCAAGCACAGTAACTGCTAATGGCGTATTACTTACAGGAAATACAGGTACTGTAACTAGTGTAGCAGCCACCGCAGGAACAGGCATTAGCATAAGCGGAAGCCCTATTACTAATAGCGGTACATTAACTGTTACCAATACTGCACCTGACCAAACCGTAGTGTTAACGGCTGGTACTGGTATTTCTACTAGTGGTACTTACCCTAATTTTACTATTACCAATACTAGCCCTTCAAGTGGTGGTACGGTTACTAGCGTAACTGGTACAAGTCCTGTAGTTTCTTCAGGCGGTACAACTCCTGCTATTTCTATGCCAGCAGCAACCACTTCTGTAAATGGTTATTTAACTTCTACAGATTGGAATACTTTTAACAGTAAAGGGTCTGGCACGGTTACCTCAGTAAGCGCCACAGCACCTATTACTAGCTCTGGCGGGGCTACGCCTAATTTGGCTATGCCAGCCGCAACAACAAGCGTAAGTGGTTATCTTACAAGCACAGATTGGAATACTTTTAACGGCAAAGGTAGCGGAACAGTTACTTCTGTAGGCGGTACAGGAACAGTAAACGGTATATCACTAAGTGGCACAGTTACATCTTCTGGAAACCTTACTTTAGGCGGAACTTTAGATTTATCTAGTCCTCCTGCTATTGGTGCTACAACCCCAAATGCAGGAACATTTAGCTCTTTTACCCTTAATGGTACAAGTGGCAATTTTAATGGTGATTTTACAAACGCTACAGTTTTAAGCCGTAATTCTTTTAAAACAAGCACTACTAACGGTACTACTGGAATTTATGCTTTACCAAATGGCACAAGTACAGCAGCTTCTTGGCAAGCCTCTAACGCAGCAGACCCTACAAATGCAAGCAAAATATTAATTGCAACCAATGGTTCTCTTGATACTCAATTAGTTTCAGGCATAAATGGCACAGGAACTTATTTACCATTAACCGTTTATTCAGGCGGTCAAGGAAGATTTGTATTTGGGACTTCTGGTCAATTTGGTGTTGGAAGTGCTAGTTTAGTTTCTTATGGAACATCTGGACAAGTTTTTACTTCTGGTGGAGGCAGTTCAAATCCAACTTGGACAACTCCTTCATCTACATTTACTACCGCTTTATCTGCGCCCTCTGCTTCATTTACGGCAGCTTTGCCAGTTACATCTGGCGGTACTGGTGTAACTACATCTACGGGTACTGGCTCAACTGTATTATCAGCATCACCTACTTTTACAGGAACTCCAATAGCTCCAACAGCAACTTCAGGAACTAATACAACTCAAATTGCTACAACAGCTTTTGCGTTTGGAACTTTAAGTGCTGTTTCAAGTGGATACCAAAAACTTCCAAGTGGCTTAATTATTCAATGGGGTACTAATGTAGGAACTTCTCCAACAACTGTAACATTGCCAATTACATTTCCGAATGGATATTTAGGTTGGCCTATTGTTACTAACGGAGATTTTGGTAATAGCACTTTGGGGTGTGGCGCTTCTGGAACACCATCAACATCTTCTTTTACATTGGCTACTAGTCATCCTGGCGCTTACCGTTGGGCTTGGATATTTATAGGATATTAATATGACATTTTTTTATTCAGCTTCTAAAAAAGGTTTTTTTAATGTAGAAATTAATGGTGAAAACATTCCATTAGATGTTGTTTCTATTACAGATGAAAAATACCAAGAATTGATAGACGGGAATTCTAATGGTCAAAGTATTGAACCAGATGAAAACGGCAATCCTGTTTTAGTAGGAGAAATTATAAAATTACCAGAAATACCACCAGAAGGAAATTAATATGTCATATTTTGCAAAATGCGTAGCTACAAGTGAAGCGTCTAAATTTTTAGTAGAAGAAGTTATTTCTGCTGGACAAGAGTTTGTAGATACTATTCCAGGAATGTGGGTGCAAACCTCATACAACACATACGGTAATGTGCATTACGCACCATCACCTCCTGCTGAACCACATACACCTGACGGTGGCGTGCCATTGCGTGCTAATTATGCTGGTATTGGTTATACCTATGACAGTTCAGTAGTGATTGACGGTGTAGTAGGCGTGTTTTACGCACCAGAACCAACAGAACCAGGTGATTGGGTATTAAATACTAGCACCTATCTTTGGGAAAATATAGCGCCACCTACAGCCTAATGTTTCAAGCAGCTTTTCAGCCTAATGCGTTTCAAAATGACGCATTTCAAATTGTCATTAACCCTGTTACTCCAACTAAGTTTGGTGGGGATGACGCATTTTGGACTAAAGAAGAATTAAAACGCTATAAAGCAATACAAAAGAAACTGCGCCAAGCAGAAGAAAAGCGTATTGCTGCATTAAAGGCTGACACAGAAAGCCGTAAGCAAACTATTGCTGATTTGGTAGACCCACCAAAAATAAACAAACGCAAACAAAATAAAGTACAATCCAATCAAGCAGTTAGCGCTGATACACCGTCACAGCTAGCAAATATTGACAGGTACATCGCTAATCTTGAGAAACAACAACAAGACTTGCAAACCGCAGTAGCTATGAGAGCAGCAAAACTCCGCTTAGAGCAGGAGTTAGCAGTCTTAGAAGCCAAACGGCAAGCAGAATTAGACGATGAGGAAGCATTATTAGCACTAATACTGTAAACCCACACGCAGAGTATAAAAGGGCTTATGAACACCTACACGCTGGGCGCTATGACGCTGGCTTTAGGTTGTTTGAATACCGTTGGCATAAAGAAGTTCTTGCTAATCAAATAACCCCTTATACCGAAAAACCTTCAAAACCTGCTGTTTGGCGTGGCGAGTCCCTTATAGACAAGTCTATTGTCATTCAAATGGAACAAGGCTTTGGCGACATATTCATGTTTGCTAGGTTCTTGCCATTTTTAAAGGTTATGGGCGCTAAAAAGGTAGTTTTATTGACTCATGGCTCATTACTTAGCGTTTTAGGGCAATTTGAGTGTATTGATGTGCTTACAAACCAACCAGAATGCCCTGATGTAGTCGAATGTGACTATTGGTTAGGTAATATGAGCCTTCCTTACTACATTTCTTGTGCCGATAAGTACGCAAAGTCATTATTTCCCATTACAAACAAGAAAATAGTAGGGTCTGAAGGTTATATGGATGCTAAACCTTCCAATATTGACTCAAAAATAGGCGTTAATTGGGGCGCTAGTCGCAACATTCTTTTTCATATTAAGTCTATTCCTGACCACCAAATGTATAAGCTTGTAGGGGATAACTGTTACTCATTGTCGCCAGACCATGACGGCTTTTTTCACCCTTTGCCTGATGACGGTTGGAAAACTGATTGGAAGGTCACAGCAAGCCACATGAAAGCTATGAAGGGCGTGGTAACAGTAGACACAGGAACTGCTCACCTAGCAGGTGCTTTGGGCGTTAAAACCATAGTCTTGTTACCCAAGGAAGAATACATTTGTTGGCGTTGGAAAAACGGTAGTTGGTATGACTCAGTTATTGCATTGCGTCAAGAAGAATATGAGCGTGTACCTGATTTAATAAGGAGAATGTAATGATTTGCCCAAAATGCGGTTATTCAGAAGGTAACCATGTAGAAGCTAAACAGTCGGATGAGGACTTTTTTATTGAATGGTGGACTCCCACTATTGGCGAAGAAGCTGCTAAAGCCTCATGGCAAGACAAAGTTGCTATGAAAACTAGGGCCGCCCCTACTGTTATTTCAGACATACCTGGTCATATTTCAATGGCTGACGGTAGTTGGGTAGATAGTCGGTCAAAGCATAGAGAAAATTTAAAGCGCAATGGTTGCGTGGAATTAGGTAACGATGTACCAACGCAGCACAAAGAAACAACAATCAGCACAAAGTCCCAAGAAGCAAGAAAGCGTCAAATTGCGGAACTGGCTTATGCAAAACTTAACTACCGATAACTTGGAGAATATATGTCAGAAGAACAATTAGACCGCAGAGATATGCTAATGGCAGCAATGGAAGCTGCTGAAGAAGGCACTTTAGAAGCCCCAAAGGAGGTAGAAATTGACCAAGAACCCTTGGAAGCAGAAGCGCATGTGGAAACAGATAATGCCGAACAGCCCTCTAAAGCGCAAACTAGCAATGCAAATGACGAAGAAGCTGCCGAAGATATTTCAACTGATGAATATGCGCAGTCGAATGAAGAACCGCAGGAAAAGTCAATAACACGCCCTTCTACATGGAAAAAAGAATATGTCCAAATTTGGGACAAAATGGAAAAAGGCGAACAAATTAGTAAAGAAGATTTTACTAAATTTGCCGAATATGCTAATCAGCGTGAGTCAGAATATAAGAAAGGTGTAAGCACTTATAAAGCTGAAGCTGACCGTGCCCGTAGTTACGAAGAAGCTATTGCCCCATTTGTGCCAGAGTTACAATCGCAAAATATTACCCCTGCCGCATGGATTAATAACCTTGGTCGGGCACACATGATTTTGTCAAAAGCACCTTATAACGAAAAAGTGCAAATGTTTCAAAGACTTGCACAAGATTATGGAATACAATTAGGTGAAGATGGGTTAAGTGTGCCACAAACTGACGCTTATACCCAACAGTTAATGAACCAGTTAAATCAAGTAAACCAAGAAGTTTATACGATTAAAAACAGGTTTCAGCAAGAAGAACATTCTCGATTAATTGGCGAGATTGAAAGAGTAAGAAGTGATGCGGAGAAGTTTCCGCATTTTGATGTGTTGCGGGAACAAATGGCTCAATTACTTGAGTTAGGAGCAGCCCCTGACCTCGAAACGGCCTACAAGAAAGCCGTGCGTATGAATGATGATGTATGGGCATTAGAGCAAGAACGACTCCTTGCAAGCGCCAGACAAGCATCAAACAAAGCACAGCAAGTAGCGAAGGCTAAGACTGTTGCAGTCAGTCCGAAGTCCTCTACACCTAGAGGCACGGTAAGCACAACAGAGAAAAAGGACAGGCGGTCTTTAATTGCTGACCAATTAGGTGAGGCAATGAGCCGCAGGGTTTAACTTAATTTAATAAAGGAAATATCATGGCTTTCGCTAACGCAGCTATTACCGATATTATCGCAACGACTATTCAAAGCCGTAGCGGTGAATTGGCAGACAACTTAACACAAAACAACGCAATTCTTCAGCGCTTGAACCAGAAGGGCAATGTACGCCCATTCTCAGGCGGTAATGTAATCCTTGAGGAACTGTTTTATGATGACTCGGCAACAAATAATGCTAATTCTTATAGCGGATATGAAGTATTGAATATTGCTCCAGATAGCCCTATTTCTGCTGCTCAATTCAAAATCGCTCAGTACGCAGACTCAGTAACAATGTCTGGTTTAGAAATGTTACAAAACAGCAGCAAAGAAGCAATCATTGACCTTTTAGATGGTCGTATGCAAGTTTCTGAAGCTCGCTTGTTAAACCGCATTTCTGGTGACTTATACGGTGATGGTACTGGTAACGGTGGTAAGAACTTTGATGGTTTG